GCACGCATTTCAGCGCGTACAGTGATTAAATTCTCCTGGACGTTGGTATCATCCTGCTCAAACATTTGGACTGATACATCATCACGAATCCAGCCACCAATCTTGTTATTATCAATAACTAACAGCTTATCGGCTGTAACATCATTCGATAACACAACAGGCAAGCCCCACAGATGAGGTCGTCCGCCAATATAAGACAATGCAACGCCATCAGATGAAGCGTAATCATTACGGCTTGAAGCCACCTTAATACGCTCAATCGCGCCAAAGGTGGCAGGGTCCATCAGCACATGCGAAGCCATCAGGTCATCGCCGATTATCTCGTATTTAGCGCGACTGATTGAATCGACAGCAGTGTCGCCAGTGGCAGGCGTGAAAGCCGTGTGATTACCCGAATCGGTCAAACCTGACAAGTTAGGACTTGTGCCGTTACCAGAAACAACTTGCGTTTGCAATCTATGTCTCACACCATGAACCAACGTATTGTTGATATGTGATTGCAACAATGGCGCATCGTCTAAAGCCTGTACTGACACTTTCAACCAGTGTGCAATGGTTCGCACTGGCAACTCTTGAGAAGGGTAAGTGATAGCTGATTCTGGCTTGCTTCCGCCTTGTGCAGTTTCAGCCGCGGCATTGGTTCGGCTGTTCTCTTTAGGGATATGAACAATGTTAGAATTAGTGCGACCCCAATTGATAACATCCAACACATTCAGCGGACGGTTAGGTAAACCAACGAATGGCGCGTACTGTGGCGCAACCAAATCACTTGATGGCTCTAAAGGCGAACCTGATTCGGTCAGAATGGTGTTTTTAACAGCAAGGGTCATCTTGCTGATTTCGCCGTTCTTGTATGATGCAAATTCGTTAGAATCAATAACAGTTTGACCAATTGACTTGCGTTGACCTCGAGGATTAAAGCCCTCGGCAAGTTTTTGGTTAATGTCAACCAGTTCTTGCTTCAACTCGTCTTTGTCAGACTTCAACTGTTCAAGCTGTTCAGTAGCTTTAACCAATTGGTCGCGGGTTTCTTTGCTTGCTTTGCCATTTTCAGACAATTCAGCGTGGTATTTCTCTAAAGTGGCGTTTACCTCTTTAGCCTGGGCATCTGTGATACCTTTTACTTGTGCCTCGACTTGTTTAATTAAGTCGTCAGCGTTCTTGATCTCAGTCATTATTTTCACCTTGTGGTTGTAATTAAAGATTAATGCTCAGTTTTGAGCAGTCGATAACATCACCATCACGGTGATTTTTGATACGGCTAATCAATGTCATAGCCGCTTTTTGAGATAGACCCAATCCATCGCGGAGGTATCTTTCTATCTCTTTTAAATTGTCCAGTTCTTCAATGGATTTAATACCATGAATGCCTGCCCCTAAATTGGCAGGCTCTTCTACTATTGATATTTCAATTAAATCCAGTTCCAATATATCAACCCCGCCAAATTTGTTTTTTTCGACTCTTTTCTCTATATAACCAATACTCATGCCGTCAACCGCCTGAAACTCTACAGATGCCTTAACATCATTTGCTACAGAATGGTTTGGTGTTAGTCCACCCTCTACATAAAGTCCGTGGTCATCGGGCTCAAGTTCAAACCATTTACCAATAACTTGTCCGTAATGATTCCAGCGCATCCGAACGGGGCGCACTCTGTCTTTTAATGTCTTTTCAAATGCTTCAGGGAAAACCCTGTCACCATATGAATCAACATTCATGAATTGTGAGCCATAGCCCGAAATAATACCCTTACTTGAGTCTTTAACTTTTACTGAGTCTGTTTGAAAGTGTTTATACTTCATTGTTTTGGCCTCGCATGGCTTCATATTGGTCAAGTGGAATTAAAGCCGTGTTAATGTATAATTTATTACCATCAGGGTGCATTTCACGCCCCTCACTTACCCGAGCTTCGTTCGGTGTTAGTGTGCCGGAATTAATCTCTTTTTGGTTGGCTTCGACCCTTTCAGAACGTGACAACTGCAATAACTCATCAAAGTCAAAATTGAACCGCATCTTTTTGCGCTCCGGGGCTGTTAAGAACTTAATCGCCATTGATTTGGTGATATATTCAGCCATCGGTCTAAGTGATAACTTGTACCATCCGTCAATGATTTGTGTGATACCTGACCCCCATCCGGTTGATGCGCTGGAATCGTTTAGCAGAATGCTTGGCACGTCCAGAAAACGTCCGATGTCTTGTATAGTAAACTTGCGCGAATCTAATAACTGAATATCCGCAGGGTTTAAGCCAATAGACTCATATTTCCATCCTGATTCTATGGTCATTAAAACATTTTCCGAACCCTCTTTTAAAGCCTTAAATTCTTGTTTTAATTGTGCGCGTTGCTTGTCTGTCAGTGTCCTGTCGGCTTCATAAGTCAATATCCCGGACGGCTTGGCCGCGTTTTTCATAACCCTGTTGGCTTGCTCGTCTGATTTAAGCCCTAAACCGATTGAATTAGCACCATATTGAATAGGTGACATGCCGATAACGTTGTTACCAAACAACCGGATATGCCAAACAAGGTCGTCATTTAAGGGCTGTAATTTTCCGTCAACCTCGTAAATGTACATTTTTTCGCCATTATCTAACACTTCAATCTGCATTTGAGTAGATGCAAGCGGTAAAAGTGATGTGACTTTCCCTTGTTTATTCCGGCTAATCAGTGCGTAAGCATTCCCGTTGGCCTTTAGGTTCATGACCATTTCGCGCATGAACTCGGTGTAAGTCTGATAGCGGTTCATCTTGTAAGACAACAGGTCATTAAGCGGGTGGTCAAAGTCATCAGCCCAATAAAACCCGTTAGGGGCTTCGCTGTCGGCTTTCTTAACCTGAATCGCTAAAGGTAAAGATGATATTGTTTCACTCCACCGCGTAATGCCAGCCCAGAATGATGATAACTGTAACGACTGGTCAAAATTTACCCGCGACTGGTTACTGTACGCAACAGACAGCGGAGCATCTAATTGTTCGCCTTTGCGGTTAGCGGTGCTTGAATTACCAAACATGCTGCCCCAAAAGCCAGTTCTGAATATTCTCATAGGTTCACTGTTATTTTGTTGCGTAAAATGTCGTCAAATGACGCTTTTGGCTCATAGTTCATTGATAAAGAAAAGCACATCAGCAAGGTGACAACATCATCAATCTTGTTCGCGCTGTTCTTTTTATCAGGTGACTGGTTCATGTTAGCGTCATACCTCATCACAAGGTTAGCCGCGCACCATGTTAAAATCGGGTCGTTTCCGTGGAATAGGTTGCCAGAATAATATACCTCATCGAATTTTTTAATCGCTGGATGGTACGTTTGCGCACCTTGTCTGATTGATTCTACTTCAATGTCATATTCATCATTTAGTACACGGATAATCTCGCTTGCGTTCCAAGGGTCACTGCCTACCGCGATGGGCTGGAATCGGTCGTATAGTTCCACAATCTTATCTTTGATAAATGCTTGATTAACTGTGTTACCAGGCGTTTCGATAATTAAGCCCTGTTCTTTCCATCCAGCGTATATATCGCCACCTTGCGCGGTTTGTTGGTGTATGCCGTTCTCTGGCAGGAATCTCCAGCCATGAGTATGATATTCGCCATCAACCAACCACAAGCCCCGTAATGATGTAAGGTCTCGGGTCGCTGACATATCCAAAGAAAACCAACAAGGGTAGCCCTCAAGTTCATCAAGCGACATCACGGTGTCATTCTGCTTGAACTTGGCAAGGTCAACATGACTATCAGCCGCCGCACTTGGCCGGTTAAGGCGTTTAATTCTAAACTCAGCCATCATTGCCGGCATTGATTTAGCTTCCGCGGCTTCTTTGCGTATCTCTTCCAGTAAAATAGGATTGACTTCAATCAGTGGGTTCGCTTTAACCCATACATTCTCGTCAAACTCATCATCATCATCATCAATCGAATAGATGACTGTTAGAAAATGGTCGGTGTCCTCTTTTGGTAGCACGTCAGATAAAATCTGGTGTGAGAACATACGCAAGTCAGGCCACGGCGTATCGCCTTTCGCATACCCCTCGGTTGTTACAAAAAGAAATAAGGGATTAGCCCTTGCCCCCGCCGCCGATTTAAGAACATTGATTAAATCATGGTTCGGGTGGGCGTGCACCTCGTCAATAATCGCGCATGATGGGTTAAGGCCGTCTTGTGTTGATGCCTTTGCGCTAAGGTACTTAAATAATGAGCCGTTACCCAATCCCGCAATGGTTCGGGCGTATGGTTCAGCACCATAGTGTTCTCTAAAATCCTTGTTCTTTTCAACCATCCTTTTAGCAACGTTCCAAACAATCCGCGCTTGGTCGCCAGTGGTTGCCGCGCTTACTACCTGTGCGCCCTCTTCATCCTCTTCAAATTGACTAAACAAGCCAATCGGTGCGCCCAATCCTGTGGACTTAGCATTTTTACGACCTGATGCCCATAAAGCCGTTGTGAATCTGCGCCCGCCAGTGCTTCGCTTCCTAAAGCCGTAAAGGTTCACATAGAACCAAACCATCGAGATATGAAGCGTTATTGTCGGGCTATCCCATGTACCCTCGACATGATGGAGTGATTCTACAAACTCACAAACATAGTTCGCCCAATCTTCCGAAAAGTAAAAAGGGCAGTCTTTTTTTTTAGCGCGTTTTAAATCGTTTAAGAATCGATTACATGCAAGCCTTGACCATTTTCCATGCACAGGTGAGCTTTGAGCATCTTTAGCATACTCAATAGCGCGTTCAACATAGGTCATTTATTTTTTAGGTTTGTTTTTTAATCTTGATGTCGCCTTTTATTGTTTCAGTCTCAAGACATTCTTCTTTAGTGATTATGTAGTGGCCATTTTCGTCAGTCTTGTAGCAAATCGCCACGCCATCAACATCATCTGCATATATGCAATCACTTAGCTTTTCACCATCACAATAAACATCATAAAACACAGACGTACCGATGTCTGGGTCATACCCCTCATACTCTTTTGATGCGCTTAGTTTCATTTCTTAGGTTTGCTCTTGGCGTACTTGTTTTTGGATTTGTCTTTCTTGGGTTCGCCTTTGAACTTCTGACGGCTGATAGGGTTTAAACCAAGTTGAGCCGCGAAGCTGTTTAATTGGGTGTACATGGACATTGACGGGGTTTCACCTGCTTGCCATAGCTTATCGACTTTGACGGCCAACAAGCAAAAGTATCCAAGGTATTCAATATCCAATTCGGTCAGCATTCCATGAGTAATAAGCTGCGCGCCTTTTTTCTCGTAAAGCTTAACAGTTTGAACATCCCACCACTGAGGCGGTTCAGGCAGTTCATCAACAGACGGCAAATCAATAGCGTTAGCGTACCGGTCTAAATTCGGGTCGCCTTTTAGCTTTCTGATATTGTCGTGTTGTGGATGTCTTGCCATGTTATTTGTCTAAACCTAATCTATTTCTAATTTCACTAATTATTATTTCAAGCGACATGCCGTCAGAATTATCTTTTGCTCCATCTCTAAAGTGTTCAGGTAAAGGT